CGGCTGGCTAGCCGACGAGGAAGCCGGGGCGGGGGCGAACCCACGGATTCGTCGCCGAATAGTAGTAGGCATAGCCGTTGTCGCGGACGCAGCACACGTTGGACGAGGAGCCACCCACGACGGAACGCAGCCACCAACTGTACCGAGTTCCGTTCAAGCGGTGCGCGGTATCGCGGAACAGGTCGAACTGGCAGTCGAAGCCCACGCTGTAGCCCTTGGTGCCCCACACTGGGCAGCCGTACACCTCCATCTCGGAGGGCGACCACACCTTGCCGATGTCCTGCCAGCTCCAGCTGTTGGAGTCGCTGAGCGCGCCGCTCGCGCTGTAACGCTCCTCAAGCAGCACGCGCTGGGTGAGCAGGTACTTGGTCAGCCCCTCGGGCAGGCACGCCTCGAACAGCTTCTCCCACGCCTTGAGGTTGCTGTTCAGGTACGGGTTCTTCACGTCTGCGGTGCCCTGGTTGGTGTTCGCAGTGTTCCACATCAGGTAGCTGTCGTTGGCCACGCCGGTGACGGTCTTGGCCACGGCGACGGGCGCGGACGCGATGAACGCGATGTGGTGGCCCTTGGCGCTGTCGCCGCACTGGTAGTACGGGTCGAAGTGCGCAAGCAGGAAGCGCACGGACTGCTGGGCCGCCACATTTGACGCGCTCACGAGCGGCACGTCGATGTAGTCGCCCACGCGCATGCCGCTGAAGTTCGCGGCCTGCGCGCGCTTGTGCAGCGCGTCGTAGATGGTGGCGGAGCCTGAGACCTCGCCCGCGAGAAGCGTTGCGAGCGACTGGCCCGGGTACTTGCCGATCAGGCCCTGTCGGTTGTACTCGGCGTTGTTGAGCGCCGTGGTGGCGTTGGTGCGGGCGGTGTCGTCTATCATCTCGTAGTTGGTGCCGCCCACTGTGAGGATCTTAGCTTGAGCCATTTCGTTTCCTTCTTAAATCAATGTGATGGTATTGCCGCTTGCGGAGCATGTTGAGCCGAACGTTACGGTCACCCCGCTCGCCGATGCCTTTGAAGCCGGGCAGTAGACTGTTCCGCCCATGTATATGAACTGACCTGTCGAGTTCGCCAAAAGCGTTGCGAGCTTCGCGTTCTGGGCACGCAGCTCCGCGACGTCCGAGCTTCCTGCGCTGCCTTGCGCCACGGAGTTGGCGATCTGCAACGCCTGGTTCGCCGCTGCGTCCGCACGCGAAGCCGCGCCGTTCGCCGCAGAGGTCGCGTTGCTCGATGCTTGTTGGTCGGCGATATGCTCGTCATGGCGCTGGCTTTCGGCCTTTTTGCGTTCGATCTCGGCGTTCGATCGGCTCGTCTCGTTGTTCCGGCGCGTGGTTTCGGCATTCTTTCGCGCAGTTTCGTTGTCTTGACGTGTTGTCTCGGCGTTCTTGCGCGACGTCTCGTTGTTCTTGCGGGTTGTCTCGTTGTTGCCGCGCTCGGTCTCAGCCGTTTTCCGAGCGTTCTCGTTGGACACGCGCGTCTTCTCTGCCGCTTCGGCGCTTTCAGTCGCGGTGTTGCAGTTCACCGCTGCCGTCTTGGCCTCTTCGGCGGCCTCCATCGATAGCGTCGACTCGATGCGGAAGATCGAGCCGTCGGTGGTTCTGGCGCGGTCGATGTTACCCGCATCGTTGAGCAGCAGCGCCGCGCCTTTGTTGGTATCTGCCATCGCACCTCCTTTACTTAGCTAGCACGCCGATCACGATGGCGTGCGGGCCGATTGCCTGGATGATGCATCGGTCGCCTGCCTTGGCTCCCGAGCATGAGGTGGTGTACGGGAGCTTCAGGGATGCCCCCTTCACCGATACGGCCATGGTGGCTCCGGATACGGAATTCACCGTTCCGTAGCACGCCTGCTGGCCGGGAGGGTCGTTGGCGGTCGCATCGGCCATCGCGGCGCCGTATCGGCGCATGGCCGACATGAGTTCATCGCTCATACCTCTTCACCTCCATCTCGATTGGGCATCCTCCCACGAGCGTGAGAGTCGCAGTCCTCACCGCGAACTTGCCGCTGATGCCGGCGCTTGCCCAATCGACCATCACGGCATCGCCGCACGCGATAGGCGCGTACGTCCGCTTGACCGTGACTCTACGGATAGCGCTCTGCTGTGTTCGCAGCATCTCGTTAGCCTTGGCATCGGCGTTCCTCTGTCTCTCGGCATCGGTAGACCCCTCGGGCAGGTCGCTGTAGCTGTACGTGGCCGTCTTGCGCCAACCGCGCGAAACCGTGGAGTAAGGGCTGCTCGGGTCTGAGTCGATGGCCGTGCCACGGTAGAAGGCGTCCTGCGTTTCGTAGTCGCAGTGCACCACGTTGGCGACGCCCGAGCGGTCAAGCTCGTCGACTACCTCGTTGATGAAGCGTGCGCCAGAGCCCTCTCGAAGGGTCATGGAAACGGGCCTGTCCTGCGGCTCCCTATATCTGCGAAGTACGGGCCTTCCGTAGGCGTCCTCGTCGACGGCGCGGAAGCCCGCCACGTCGAGCAGCGCGTTGCACGCCGCCAGGCGCTTCGACAGCCTCATGTCGCCCGAATCGATTCCGAGCGTCCAATCCTGCGCTAGCTTGTAGTCGGAGCCTTCGGCGATCACGTCAGCGAAGCCAGCCGCCTTGAGCAACTTTACGACGTAGGGGACAACCACGGTTCCAGCCGCCACCGTGAATGGGGCATCGAATTCGTCCTCCGCAACCTCCGACAGCCTGCCCGACAGGACTGCCGTGCCGGTTGAGTTGACGCCGCGTCTGGTCCTTTTCGGCGCTGAGACAACGAAAGTCCCCAGCGCCTCACTGACTGACGCGCCACCGAAGTCGGCATCGAGGTACACCCGCAGCAGATCTGCCCCGATATCGAGCGCCCCGGAGTAATCGACCTGCCCTGTGGTGTAGTCCTTGTCCTGGTTGCGCTCAATGCACCCGCCGTTCTTTATGTTCGTGATTCTCTCGACCTCGTTGCCGCTTGCGCGGTCTACGCGCATGAAGCGGAACGAGGTGAGGAACGGTTTTCCCCAATCAGCCATTTATCGGCTCCTCGAAGACGTTGTGCGTGACGTTGGCCGAACCCTTCCAGATGCCTGCACCCTTCACAGACATATCGAAGTCCATGGTGCCGTATGCGCGTTCGCCCGCATGTCCGCGCCACCACCCCCTCCACTGCTCGTCCATAATCCGTATGTACCTGTCGTGGCCGTCGCGCTTCATCTCCCATGAGAGCGAGGTCTTTTTGTTCAGCTCGTCGAGCATGTACGAAATGGGCAGGTCGCCGTTCTCGCCGCCATCGGCGAAGTGGTATGTCTCTACGGATCGCTGAGAGCTTGTCGAGTAGTCGCCGTTGTAGTCGAGCACAAGCACGGTCGATGCATCCTGGCCGAAGTTAAGCGCCATCCCGTGCGCGAACACGTTGGCATCGGTCACGGTCTGCGACGAGGTGCCGTTGTCGGCGTACCCGGTGACCTTGTACTCGTAGTCGGTGTTTAGCGGCGGCACGCGGTCGATCGTCTCTTGGGAGTCAAGCACGCCGGATGCTATGACGGCATCGCCGCCGTACGCCACGCGCTCCACCGTGAAGGCGGAGCAGCGGGAGGCGTTGCCGAGCACCAGCGCGTCACCATCGACTGTGATCGTGCCTAGCATGGAAAGCTCATTGCTCACCTCGTCGACCGTCATGGGGCCTACGAGCGTGGTCTGCTCGATCTCGTATGACGAGAGGCCGTTGCGCACCTTCACGTGACACGCCAGCGCGTCGTCGTACGACAGCGACACGTCTGGGATGGCCGGTTCCGCCCAGTGCGTCTTGAAGCGGCGCATGGCCGTCTTGGACAGGCCGGAGCCGCCCTTGACCGTGAGCATGAGCAGATAGTCGATGCCGTTGCGTATGGTGGCGTAGCTGCCGAAACTCACGGGCTTCAGGTTCGTGACGTCTGCCGTGGCGACCGTCGCGCCGCCGACCTCTGCGAGCGTGAGCGTTGCCTGCGCGATGCCAGTTTCGTCGGTTGCGGCGACTTGCACCGTGAGCGGCACCACATCGACGAGCATGCCGTCGGTAGCGGGGGAGGCGACCCAGCACTGCGGGTAGTCGGCGACCGTTATCGCCGCATAGCCAGACCAAGCGCCCCAATCGGCGTGCAGTCCCTTCGTGCGAACGCGAGCTTTCCAACTTCCCTTCGTGAGTGTGACCGATGCGCTTTTCTCGGTCGTGTACGACTTCGTTATCGTCTCGCTGCCGACGAGCTCAAGTTGCGCGGCGGACTGCGCCGAGCCGTCGGGGTGGTTGGGCACCCACGAGAAGGATGCTGCCGACCCCGTTGGCGCAACATGGTCGGCGGTGACCTTCGGTGCGAGAGGCGGCGTGATCGTGGTCACGGAATTCGATTCGACCCACGAAGACGTTAGGCTACCGCGCTTGGCCCTGACGCGGTAGACGATCGTGCCGGCAGGCGCGGAGGTGTCGTGCAGGTCTACCCATGCGGGGTCTTCGCCCTCGGTGGTGGTCGAGACCGCCGCCCACGTATTCCCGTCGTCGCCTGATCGCTGAACATCCCATGCGCTGGCGTACCACCACGCCCCGTAGACGCGCAGCGTCACCTCGGACGCGCCGGCCTTGATGGCATCGATGCGCGAAGGTGCCGACGGAGTTGTGTACGTGGTTCCGCACGAGACGTGCGTGGAGTTGCCGCCCGGGCCGTGGGCGCAAAGGCGGTACTCGTACTTGTGTCCTGCGGTCGTCGAGTTGTCGGTGTAGTTGGTCACGTCCCACGAGACGTCGGCGATGTTCACCCATGAGCCGTCGTCGGTGCGGCGGTCTACATACACGCCAGCCCAGGGGTACGCGCCGTCCATGCCCGTGTAGTCGACGTCCCACGTGATCTTGTGGGATGTGTCGGAAACGCGGGCCAGCTTCGGGTTCTTGGGCGGATGCGGTTGCGAGTACCCGCGCTGGGGAATCCAAGCGTACTCTGTTGCCCAGGCATCTCCGCCGGCGCTGCCGTAGTAGTTGTTGTACGTCTTGCCGTAGACGTGGATCTGCACGGAGCAGTTCCAGCCGCTGGCCCCGCGCCCGACGTCCACGGTGAAGGTCACGGCGTCGCGCGTGGCCCAATTCCCGTAGTTGTTGAGCAGCACGTCGCGCGACCTGTAGGTGATGCCGTTGACGATTACGTCATAGTGCGTGCCGTACTGCGCGGCGTACTTGTCTTCGAGCGCGGCGGTGACTGTGATGCGCGAGGTGGTGTCATTGACGGTGTTCACCGCATCGACCGAGATGTAGCCGCAATACCAGCGGTTGAGCCCCGCGATCTGAATCTCCCTTGTATAGGTTCCCATTGGCTACCTTCCCGACCCTGCGGACCGCTTGGCTGCGGAGACCAGAACGTCAACCGCCTGCATGATCCGCTGGTCTGCGTTTACACTTCCTCCATTGACCGTGACGTTGTAGGTCGTGCCGGCGGCACCTGCCCCGGCAACGGCAACCGACGGAGCGACCGTGATGCCCGAGCCGATAAGCGAGCTCGCGGAGGCTAGCGCCGACGTGATGGCGGAGTTGACCGCCCCCGTGCCGCTGCCGATGCCCTCGGCCCATCCCTCCATGAGCGCCTTGCCCGAGTAGGTTGTATAACCGTGGCCGCTGAATGGGCCGCGCTTTGCGGGCGAGAACGGGAAGAACGAGCGGATCTGCGAGACGGCGCCGGACACGGCGGAAAGGGCGCCGCCGATTGCGTTCTGGATGCCCTGCGTGAAGCCGTTGATCAACGCGCGACCGGAACCGACGAGCCACGACCCAGCGCCTGCGAAGAAGCCCATTACCTGGCCGGGGATGCTGGAAATGGTGTTCATGAGGCTCCCGATATGGCCGGACACAGCGCCGACGAGCGCCGAGAAGGCACCCGTCACTGCCGCGTACACCTGCTGCGCCGCGTTCGCCATCGTAGACACCATGGTCGAGAAGTACCCGGCGATCGAGGAGACGAGGCCGGACACGAGCGAGAGCGCTGAGGACACCAGCGAGCCGACGAACGCCACTACCGCGTTCACACCGCCTGAAACGGCGGCGACCACGGTAGCTATCCCGCCGCCGACAACGGATACGATCGAGCCGATGAACGTGGTAACCGCAGTCACGAGGCCGCTCACGACCGACATGACGAGGCCAATGGCCGAGGCTACGACGGATGCGGCGTTTACCACGACCGAGATCACCTGGCTTGCCACCGTTATCACGACGGACACGATTGAACCAACTACAGACAGCACTGTCTGGATTACCGGTATGAGCATCTGAGCCACGGAGAGCACTATCTGCATGCCGCTAGCCAATATCGGCAGCACGGCGTTGGCGAGGTTTGCGAGCGCCGTGCCGATAGACGTGATTGCCGGCATGAGCGCAGCGCCCACCTGCGACACGAGCGGGCTTACCGCAGCGAAAAGCTGCATGGCGACGCCGATGACCTGCGAAATGATCGGGACGATCATCGCGAAGGCGTTGTGTAGCACGGGCAGGATGGCCTGGCCGACGTTCAGCAGCGTCGAGCCAAGCTGCTCTATGACAGGCCGCACGGCGCTGAACGCGCCGACTGCGCCAGATGCAAATGACGCGATGGCGGGCAGCATCTGCGATGCGAAGTACGTCACGAACGGCGACACCGCCGAGATGATCGTCGTCACGGCTCCACCAATAGTCGAGACGATGGTGTCCCAGATGCCCGGTATCTGCTCGCCAAGCTTCCCGAAAGCGGACTTGCACGTGCCTACGACGGATGCCGCAGCGTCGGCGATCGCTTGGAACGCCCCCGTTATCTGGGAAGCGTCGACTGTCGGCAGCTGTATGCCAAGCTCAGCCAAGGCTCCTACGGCGATGTTCCAAGCAGTCGCGAGCGCTTCCGAGAGCACTGGGCCAAGGACTGGGCCAAGGCCAGACAGCACAACCGGGAACGCCTCGACGATTCCCTTGCCGATCTGCGCAACCCTCGGAGCCACGTTCGTAGCTACCGCGCCGATCGACTCAAGCAGCTGCTGCGTGAGCTGCGAGAAGTCGACGTCGTCGCGCCCGAGTCCGGTGATGAAGTTCTCCCACGCGGCCTTCGCCATGCCGATGGAGCCGCTGATCGTGGTAGCGGCCTCCTTGGCGGTGGTGCCGGTGATGCCCATGTTCTCCTGCACGGTATGGATGGCCTCGACCACATCGGCATAGCTGTCGATCGTGAGGTCGGCGTTCTTGCCCTGCTCCTGGCGCAGCTTGTTGGCATCGGCGATAAGGCGCTTCATCTCAGCCTGCGTGCCGCCGTAGCCGAGCTTCAAGTTGTCCAACATCGTGTAGTTCTGCTTCGCAAAGCCTTGGTAGGCGTTCTGCACGTCTGTCATGTCGGAACCCATCTTGTTCACGTTATCCGACATGTCGCCCATGGCCATGTTCGCGTAGTCAGCCGCCTTGGCGACATCGCCGCTGCACGACGAGACGAGCGAGGCCGCGAAGCTCGTGGCCTGCGTCATGTACTGGTTGGCGGACATTCCGCATGTCTTGTATGCCTCTGCGGCATAACCTTGCAGTGTCTGCGACGCGGAGCCGAACAGGGTGTCGACGCCGCCAACCAGCTGCTCGTAGTCTGCATATGCGGAAAGGGCCGCGCCGCCAATCGCGGTCACGGCCCCTGTGAGCGCTGTGAACCCGGCCACCGCCGCAGTGGCGACGCCCTTGGCTACGGTTCCAAGCCCTGTCAGGATGCCCGAGGACTTCTTGGCCCCGCCGTCGATGCCGACGGTCATGGAGTCGCCGAAGGCCTTGCCTGCGGCGTTGCCCTGGCTGCCGAACTCCTTGCCGATTTTGCTCGCGAAGCCATCCATCGACGGCATCAAGGACACATAGGCCGACCCGACACTAGTCGCCATCTTCCCCTCCTATCCCCAGGATCTTGTCTATCTCTTCCTTGGCTTCCAGCGCGTTCGCGCGGTGGCGCTCAAGCTCTGCGAGCTGCGCCGGCGTCTTGATAGGCTCGGGAGGCTCCGCGCTCCTGTCCTTCTTGTCGGCCATGCCCCAGGCGATGCACCGAAGCTGGTGCTCGATACGCCAGAGCATGTAGTCGGTCGTGCTCCACCTGAGTTGCGGGTACTGCGCCTTGGCGAGGCGCGAGTTGTCGGGGAGGTGCTGCCAGAGAAGCGCCATCCGATCGAGGTCTTCGGGCGCTCCATCCAATGGCAGGGCTATGCCGTAGAACTGCTGGAAGTCTGCTATCGCTTCGCCGCGCCTGTTCTCGAGGTCGCTGGCGAAGCCTATTAGTTTTTTGCCTTTGCAGCCTCGAATGCCGCGTCGCACAGGCGGCGCATGTCGTAGGAGGTGCCTCCGAGCGCTTCGATGTACTCCTCGTCGCGGCCCATGAAGATGCGCTCCATGGCGTCCATCATCCCCGCCGGGTCGGTTTCGCTTCGGGCGAACTGCTTCACAGTCTTGTAGGACTTCAACTCGTCGAGGTCTGCGGCGAACTCGCCGTCAACGCCGTCGACGGAAAACTTGATCTCGGTCATCTGCATTCCTCCTAGGCGCTGGCGGTTTCGGTCGACTCGATGTAGTCGTAGCAGGTGTTTCCGTCGCTATCGACCAGGTACTTGAGCGTGATCTGACGCCCGGCGATCTCGCTCACCGCGAGCTTGAGGTCGTCAAGCTCGGATAACTTGGCGGAGGGCACGACCTTGCGCCAGCGGCGACCGTTCTTGAGCACGAGTTCGAGCACGATCGACCACGCCTCGTCCTTGTTGCCGTTGTGCTCGACGGTGATAACGCCATCGAGGTCGGTCACGTTTTCGGCGCCATACATGACCTTGAGTGTTTGCGCCTTGATCTCCGCGAGCGTGAGCTTCGCAGACTCCACGCGCGAGGTCGTGGCGGAGTCCATGAGGTCGCCGTTCATATCCTTCAGCTCGTTGGCGTCGGTCTCCTCGGACTCGGTGTAGCCGTCCTCGGAGATGAAGCCGAGATTGAGGAAGGCTTCGGCGAGATTGGTCTTGATGTCTGTGGGGAGGGTGGTGCCGGCCGGAGCCACGAAGATGTATCCGCCCTTCACGCCCTTGGTGGACGAGACGTTCTTGGTCTCGTTTTTCTTAAAAAGTGCCATGTCGGCTCCTATTCGCAAATGGTTACGTTTACGTTGGTCTGGTATCGGCGCTGGCGGCTGTCTGGGTCGTCCCAGCGGTACGTGCCTTCGCACGTGGCCTCGAACACGCACTCCTCGTCCATGAGACTCGGCACTGCGTGCTCCACGGCTTCGGCGATCTCCGCGGCGCGTCTGCGGGTCTTCGCCCATGACTGCGCCACGAGCTGCACACGGTTGATGCAGCCGCTGCGGCTAGATCCGGTCTGCGACACCGATATGAACTCGCTGGGCCTGTCAGCTGGTACGTCGAGCACGGCCTCGATGCCGGTCTCGTCCATGAGCCGCTGCGCCACCATGCGCTCCACGTCCATCACTCACCGCCTCCGAACATGGATCTGAGGCGGTTGTGCTTGCGCTCGCTCGCATGGGCGTGCGGAGTCGCCGTGGCAACCACGAAGCCGTTTGCGAGCTTGCCCTTGAACTTGCGGACTACGTAGCCGGCACCCTCGCCGGGGTGCCGGGAGAAGGACGAGTTGCACGATGCCGCTGCGGCGTCTGCCTTCTTCTTAAGAAGCGCCTGCACCGCGCCTGAGTTCATAACCTCGGCATAGCCGCCGCGCTTCCAGCCCTTCCACTCGAACTTCACCTTGCACTTAGCCATCGGTGCGCCCCACTTCCACGGTGAGGTTCCAATCGCCTGGGGTATTTTCCGGGTCGTAGCGCTGCGGGTCGCCTATGACGCGGTACTCGGTGCCTCGAACGTTCACGCGGCACCCCTTGAGCGATGCGGTGAAGCTCTTGGGGAAACACAGCGTGTAGGCGACCTCAGTGCCATCGGGGCGCGATGCGTCGAGTTCCGACGTGGCCCCCGGGCACACGACCACGCCCTCTATGGCGGTGTTCACGCTGCCGCGCTCGATAGGCTCGCCGAGCGAATCGAAGTCGACCACTGGTGTTGTGACCGTCACCGATTCGGTGCTTATGAGTCCCATTCGGCATCACTCCCAACCGGTTGGAGCGCCCCGATGCGCTGGTCGAGCAGCCCGAGGCGCTTCAGCTCCGTCTTTCCCAGGTACATTTCGCCGAGGGCAGACCCGTACGACACGCTGGCCGTGTAGCCGCCTGCGCCCTGGCTGTACTGCATGGCACCCGCCAGAGCTGCTGGCGCAGACAAGACCCTGTTGACCACGAGGCAGCACACCGCTGCGGCAGATCGGTCGAAGGCGGCTACCTTGCCGCGCTCGTAGTCGCCCACGTTTGATTCGTAAGCGCTCATGAGCAGGTCTGACGCGTCTGAGAGCAGGGTCGCGGCGCGTGCCTTGTCAGTCGGGTCGCCGTACCTCGCCCTATAGTCTTCGATGGTCGCTAGCTGCTCCATGCGCCTACTCCTCGCTGGCAGGCTCTTCGGCCTTGCCGGAGTCAACCGGCTTCGCGGCATTCTCGCCGGCCTTCTGCTCGGATGCCTCGGAGGTCGCGGCCATCACGCCAGCGTCGACGAGGCACTTGACCACCTTGGCGATGGTCGGGTTTGCACCAGGGTTTGCGGCCTGTTTGGAGATGCCGACAGGCTCGCCGTCGGCGGTCACGAAGCAGACGTGCTGCGGGAGGATCGGGGATGCCTTGGATGCGTCCTCGACGATGAACTTCTGCACAAGGTTCGCCATGGTTACCGCCCCCTAGGCCGTCTTCAGGATGGCGAAGGCCTTGGGGTCGAGAACCGCGTAGGCAAGGACTGCCTCGGTGCGGTACGCGACCTGGTTGTATCCCTTCAGGTCCTGACCGGTGTTGTCGGGGTCGCCGTACTCGATGATCTCGGAGGTCATGTCGCGCACCATGCCCCACTTGATGGTGGAGAAGTCGCCCATGATGCCCGCCACCTTCGGGTCGATCTTGCAGCGGCGACCGTTGACGGTGCCGGAGGTCGCGGCGGGGATGCCGTCGATGTTGCCGACGTTGAGGGACAGCGGGATCTCCGGGTAGAGGCGCTGGCCGGTGGCGGGAATGCGCAGCTTGCGGAGGTCTGCGGCGGACTTGCGGGAGAGCGCGAAACCGTTGATGTCGTAGTCGATAAGCGCGTCGGCCAGCGCGTCGATGTCGTCGACTGCGGATGCCGAGGCGGTTACGGCGTTGGCCCCTGCGGTGAGCGCGGTGTAGCCATCGAGCGCGGTGCCCGTCTTGGGGGACACGGCGTGGTAGACCACGTAGTCGAGCGCTCGGCCGATCGCGGCGGTCTGGTCGGCGATGATGTTGGTCACGATCTCAAGCTGGTTGTCCTCGTCGGCCCAGCGCAGCTCGTCGGAGACGCGTGTGGTCGTGACTACCTTCACGCGCTTTGCGACGATCGGCGTGGTGGAGACCTCGGAACCGCTCTTCTTCGCGCCCTCCGCAACTACCTCGGCCTCGGTTGTCGGGTTGAACACGATGTAGGTGGTGTCGGAGAACGTCTGCGGGGTGCTGGGGGACAGCGCCGCGATGGTGGAGGTGTCCTTTGCCTTGTTGATGATGGAGGTCACTACCTTGTGCGGGAGCTTGACCTTGCTGGTGTCGTTAGCCATTTCGGCTCCTTACTTGTCTCTAGTTGTTACCGAGGAGCTGGCGCGTGAAGTCGCGCAGCTCAGATTTGTCGCCGTCGCTCGGCTTCGGGAAGCTTCCTGGCTTCTCGACCTTGGGCGCGGGCGGCTTTTTGAACGCGGCGAGCATGTCGTCTGCCCACTTGGACATGCTTTCCTCGTCGTCGCCGACGATCAGGCTCGCCGGCACGCCCTTCTCCTGCGCGACCTTGGCCGCGATCTTCGACCGCTTCTCTTCCTTCTCCTTGTCGTCGAGCCTCTTCTTGAGGTCGGCGATCTGGTCTTCGGCGGTCTTGTTCGCGTTGTTGGCCTCCTCAAGCGCCGCTGCTGCGGTTCTGTTGGCCTTCGCCTTCTTCTCCCACTCGCGCGAGTGCTTCTTCTCGGCCTCGTACAGCGCCTTGTAGTCGACGGGCGGCTCCTGGTTGGCGCCATCTCCGCCTTCTGCTCCCAGCACTTGCGTGGGTTCGTTTGCTTCTGCCATGTCGCGTCCTTTCCCGTGCCGTGCGGCACGCCTGAGCTGCCGTGCGGCTGCTCAACGGTCATCAGTTGGGCCGTGCGGCCCGTCCGCGACAGTTTCTTACGAGCGTGAGATTCGGCATGAAAAAGGCCACCCGTAGGTGGCCCTTGCTGTTTTTTGCGGTTATAATCTGGTTAGCCAGCGGGTTGTTTGACTCACCTATAGAGACATGCAGCCGCTGGCTATTTCTTTATTCGCAGGAGTTTCCCATCGTGCCCGAGCATCCTGACCTCGCTGATGTGATAGCGGGCCATGTACTTGCTGATCCACTTTATCGCCTGCTCGTCCGTCACCTTTTCGTTCTCGCTCACGTCGATGACGGTGAGCTTCACGCCATTCTTGCCGGGTATTGACTTGATGTGAGACTTGAACGTGTTCTCAGACCCAGCTCCGTAGATCGTCTTGATTTCGATACCCGTTGATAAATCCGCTCGGCTAATCGTTGTCTTCCCATCGGAGTTCGGTGCTGTCAGATGCGATTCGTCTTCCCAGAACTCCGCCTTATAGCCAAGCGCGTTCAACTTCTCGGCGGTAATTCTTTCGCCGGGGTCTTTCTTCCAGCGCTTTAGCTTCTCGCCTTTCACGGCGGAGTCCGTAAACTCGATGCCGGAATGTTCTCCCGATGCGTACCACTTCGGATCGCGCAGTTCGATCTCCTCGACCATGCGCTTGTTCACGTACTTGTCGAAAGCCTTGCCGGCCTTGTTTCCGTGGGCCTTGATGTACGCCTCTCGCTCCGCGTCGGGCATGGCGTCCCATTCCGCCCACAGCCCGTTGCGACCGCCCAATGTGTCAAGGCACTCGTTGAACCTGTCGTACATGCCGTCGGGGTCGTAGCCCTTGACCTTTGATCCCTTGCCGAAGCTCGGCACGACGCGGCAGTCGCACTTTGGGTGCGAGTGGCTTGCGGCCTCCTTTGTCTTGTAGTTGAAGCCGAACGAGGAGAGCATGAGGCAGAAACCGCACGTCTCGCCAGACGGCACGCGTGCGTACCTCGGTTTCGCCGGGTCTTTGGAGACGTTGTGCGCCACGCACATGTTCGCGGCCTTGCGGATCTCCGCATCGAGGCGGCGAACGCACGCGGCAACGAACATGTCGGTGGCTCCCTGCTTCACCACGCTTGCCATGAACGCCTTCACCGAGCCGTACGTCGCCTGGGGGTCGCGCAGCGACTCGGCGACGGCGGCGTACTTCCCGGGCGCTTCCTGCGCCTTGCGCACGGCGTCGTAGAACTCGGCGGCGCGGCCAGCCGCAACGGTGTCGGCGTAGTAGCCGCAAGCCGTCTCGATCACCTCGTAGGCCGCCTCTCGCAGCGCCGCTATGTCGCCGTTCCCGCTCGCCTCCCAGTCGGCCATCAAGCGGGTGAGCGCGTCGCCGGCTTGGCGCTGCGCCATTCCCGATAGCGCGTTGATCTCGTCCGTAAGCTCGTTAAGCAGGCTGCGAGGTATCTCCGCCATCCTCGCCCTCCTTCGGCTCGAACAGCGAGGCCACGGCAGCGCTCGCCTGCGCCTTCTTGTTGTCGCTGTTGATGCGCTGGATCTGCTCGTCTGTGTAGTCGAGCATCTCGAGCATCACGTCGGAGTTGGCGAGCTTCGGCAGACCCTGCACCTGCTTCAACGCGGCGTCGGACAGGCTCACGATCGACGGGTAGGCCGGGGACATGAAGCGCGGGTTGAGGTTGTAGCCGGCATCGCGCTCGGTCTCGTAATCCGTGCCGTTCGCCACAGCGAGCGCCATGTAGGCCACGTTGCGCAAAGCGTTGCCATTCTCGCGGTTGAGGTTCTTCGCATCGATCACGAGCGGTTCGAGCGATGCAGCGATGGCATCCGAAGAGGATGGGTTGTCGTTGCTCACGCCGAAGAAAGACACCGGAACATTGGTGACCGCCGACATTTGGCATGCAAGCTGGCGCAGGTACTCGGTGAGCGGCGCCATCTGCAACTGGGCCGACTGCCACACGGTCGGCGAGTCTCCGTCAGGGTCTTTGGTGATCTCGTTGACCGCCCCCATCGACGCGTCGTACTTGTTCTGCCCGTTGATCATCTTCTTGTATGTGCCGAGCAGCCAGGTCTGCGGCAGCGTCGCGGCCTCAGACGCCACCTCCATGCGGGCGCGTTGGCGTATGGCGTCGTCTGTGATGCTCATGACCGAACGGCTGATGCGCGAGGAGCCGAACGGTCGCTCAAGCGTGGCATCGTAGGGCATAGGCTCCATGAGACAGCGACCCATGCCATGCTCCATGTAGTCGGCCACCCAGTGGCCGCTGCCGCGCGTAAGCACCACCAGCGCGTCTTCTGTGAGCAGGTGCACGACGGTCGGCACGCGCTCGGTGTCACCTGGCATCTTCTTCGACTCGGCCACAACGAGACCGGCCTTGATGCGCTTCTGCGCGTCATCCCAGATTGCCGCCGCTGCGGTTGCCGGGTACGCGGAGATGATTGGCTTGCCGCCGCCGTCCGTGACAGTCCAGAAGCCGCAGCAGTGCTTCAGCTCACCGATAAGGTTCTTGCGGTAGAGAGCTTCGAGCTGGTTGTCGGCACATATGTCGCGCAGCCGCATGGTAACGGCATCGTCGTCGGCAGTGAAGCCGTTGAACACCGAGCGATCTGCCAGGGCGTGCACCGCCTTCTTGGGCCAGTCAACGCGCGGGTTGATCTTCTTGGCGAGGGCTTTCGGCATGGCGATGCCTAGGTCTTTGACGCCGACGTGTCCGAGGTAGTAGTCCTCCCGCAACATGTTGCGGGATCGGTGGGTGCGCCACGTGTCCATAAGCTCGCGCACGAGCGCCTTGTCCTCGTGTCGCAGGCCTTCCGCCGCCGCGACCTGTCCGGCCAGTTCCATGTTTACTGCTGCCATCAGAAGCTTGCCTCCTGTTTACGTCTCGGGTCTCTCTTGGTTGTCCTCGCCGCCCATAGGGCCAGCGATGCGCTCTCGATCGGCGCTGACGAAGAGTCGGGGCCGTCGCCGAAGCCCCAGCCGTCGCGCCCGATGTCGCGCTTGATCGACTTCGTTGCGGAATCGTCCAACGCGGGCGATTCGATGTGGCTCGTCGTCCCGGCGTTGACCTCGTCGGCCAGCATCGTCGCGGCGGCCTGCACGATCGCGGTGCTGCCCATGACGATCGCCGACTTCGGCATCCTGCCGTCCAGAAGTCGCTGCTTCAGCGCGTCCGCTCCGCTCTTTCCGTCGATGCAGACGCACGCGATCTCCTCGCGGTTGCGCAGCAGCATGTCGGATATGCCGACAGTGCCGCCCTCAGCGCCCATGAGGTCGTAAAGCTCGACGTAGGAGCCGGCACCGCGCTCTGCCTTCGCCCAGGACACGGCAACGCGCGACCCGTCGGGCGAGAACTTCACGCCGAACGCGAGCTTGCCTTCCTGCATCGGCCCCGCCGCCTCGCACGCCTTCCACTTGGCGCTCGAAAGCGCGTATGAGTCGGCTCCTCCGATTGGGCTCCACCAGCCAAGGCGCTCACGCGCGAAGACGTCGGGGTGCATCTGCTCGGACTCGCCGCGTACGGCCTCTATGTCGAGGATTGTGCCGAGAGACGGGTTGTACTCGAACCATCGCGACTCGTCGTGCACGTCGCCGATCTCTGTAGCGCCCCACTCGATCCATCCCATCTCAGACCTGCCGTTGTGAACGTCCTCGTGGAGGTCGCGGAACACCGTGCCAACGTTGTCGGGGCTTGGCGGCGTGCCCAGGTAGATCGTCTGCGGGTTGTGCTTCGACCCTGCCGAGATGGCGGGCAGAGAAGCCGCCTGCTGCTTGGCCGTAAGCTCCTGCGCCTCGTCGTAGATAAGCACGTCGTAGGTCTTGCCTCGCGCCAGCGAGTCGGTGCGCGTGGTGAAGCGGATAAGGCCGCCGTTCTTGAGCTTGATGGCCTGTTGGCCGTTGGTCTTGCGCACGGCGAGCAGCAGGGCGTTAAGCTCAGGCTCGTCCTCGTCCTCGAATGGCCTTGAAAGCTCCTGGAACATCTGGTCTGAGGTGTCGCCGTGCTGGCATGTGTACAGGATTTTCTCGCCGTTGAGGGCTCCGTGGAAGCAGCGGGCGCGAACGTCCCAGCTCTTGCCGTTCTGTCTCGGGATGGATATGCCAATCGAGCGCAGCAGGTACTTGTCGCGTCCGTCGCGGGCGAGCATGGCGTCGAGCAGGTGCGGCTGCCACGGCAGCGGGTCGCCGAAGTACGCGGATGCCAGTTCTGCCGCCATGGGGCCGTCTCCGTCGAGCCTTTCTGGGATGTTCGCCTCGTATGTCGGGGTCTGCCTCGCCTGCATCACGCGCCTGCCGCCTTGGCACGCGCCTCGCGGTCGTCGAACATGAGCGTGAGCAGCTTGCCGTGGGCGCTCGCGGGTCGCGCCTGCTGCACCGTGACGTTGCGGGCCGACTTGGACAGGCCGAGCTGGTCTGACAGCGCCCTGATCTCGGCGCTGGCCTCCTTCAGCACGGTCAGCGCCGGGTTCTTGCGCATCATCTTGAGCCGCTTGCCGCCCTTGCCCCTGATCGGCTTGTATGCGGTGGCGTCGAGTATTTCGATCTCGTTGCCCCCGAGAGCCATGGCCTCGCGTGCCTGGTTCGCCACGGCGTGCCAGTAGCAGAGCAGCGCCAGCGTCGGCGCATCCTCCTGCGCGAACGTGCGCCTCGCGGTCAGCTGCTCCCAGATGGCGGCTTGCACGGGGTCGCTAGCCACTTCCTGCGGCATCTCGATGTTCTCGGCCATGATTCCCTCCTTCTTCGCGGGGAATCGTAATGGCGGCGTGAGATAGCGAAATCGTTCGGAACGGGCGGGGGGAAATCGGCCCTAGGCGGCCGGAGTGGCCTTCCGACCCGGGGGAGGGGCGACCGCCCCGCCTCTTTTCGGCGGCTTCGGCGCTTGGGGCCAAAAGAAAGGGCGCGACCGCCGAAACGACCGCGCCCCTATTGGTGCATTGCTATGTTTTCCCTCAGAACAGCCGCGTGCGGCGTATCTGGTACTGCTTGGCGTCGCCCGGCATCCTGTTGCCGCGCCGCTGGTTGCAAATCCTATGGGCTGCATCCACGTTGGAGTAGTCCAGCGGGCTGCCTCCCCTCGACACGGGCAGCAGCTCGTCCACCTCGAAGCTCCACGGGTCGCCGCTCGGAAGGCTGTAGTCTATCGGCTGGCCGCATATGTGGCACGGCCTGCCCTCGGCTCTCAGCCTTGCCCTCAGCTTGCGCCGCGCGTTGCCGTTGCGGTTGCGCGGGTTGCCGCTCATGGCAGCAGCCCGGAGATTCCCGAGATCGCCCACGCGATGCCGTAGCATGCGAGCGCGATGAAGAAGATTCCGATGGCAGCGCCGAGAACCTTGCCGATAAGTTTGTTAATCATATCATCCTCCAATGATCATGCGGGCCAGCGATACCGCCGCCCACAGCGTCAATCCGTCTATTAGCAGGGATGCCGCAATGAGGAGCAGGCAACCCCAGTTTGCGTTCCTCACGCGTCCTCCTCCCACCTGATTGTCCCGTCGTCGTACTCGGCATGCAGCCACGCCGTGTACTCGGCCCACTGCGCGAACTCGCCGACGAGGCGCGAGTGCATCGCGCACCTCGTGTGCGGGTCGACCTCTCTTACCACGATGCGCAACGGCCACGTTATCACGCGCACATCCATACGCGTCGCCCGCTCCGGCGTACCGAAGTAGCGCTCCCAGTTGGTCATCAGGTCCTCCTATCCGCAGGCGAGCAGGGCCAGAACCACCAGCCCCGCTGCTAGCATACGGATCGCGTAAAGTTCAAGGGCCAGCACCGCCAGCAGCAGCGCCACGGCCAAGGCGGCTAGGGCCTGAAGCGCTCGCAAGCGATCTCGCCCCCGTCCCTCATATGGTCGAGCGCCCAGTCGACGGCCTTGTTTGCCACGTCGGCCATCGTCGCGCCCGCAAGCTCCTCGTTGGCTATAGCCGCCTCAAGCTCAAGGCCGCACACGTCGTTGTCGCCGTCGGCGGGCTTGAACCACCTGCACTCGCAGCACAGCTCCGGCTCCTCCTGGTTCCACGGCGCGTTCGGGTCTCCCTCGTAGCAGCCTGGCGGCAGGTTCCAGCCGCTGTGAGGCTCGTATCCGGCTATGCTCAAATCAATCACCGTTCCAAACGCCATCGGGGCGCATCCTCGCCATGGCGAGCAGCTGCAAGAGCGCCCGCTTGGCGTTACCCTCGGTCGGCTCCCAGTAGTCGCCCGACACCTCGTCGCCCAGCTTTGCGGCTGCGGCTTCGAGGGTCGGGATGGACTCGGCCCCGGTCATGCCGTAAATGGCGCGGATGCCGTTCTCGCCCATGGCGCGGTAGTAGTGTTTCCCGTAGTTGTAGGTCACGTTCAGCCAAAGCTCGGTCGTGCCTCCCAGGGCATATGTTCCGCCCGCCATGAGATGCGGAGAATCGACCTCCAACGTCTCGTGCGTCACGGGGTCGCACAGCCTTATGTCGTAGCTCATGCGATCTCACCCGCCTCGGCCATGGTGATCCTCTCGCCGATCCACCGCATCACGGGGACGGCCATGCTGTTGCCGATCGCCTTGTATCGAGGCCCATCGGGGCACTCGTCCGCCGGCTTGCCGCGATACGGAATCTTGGTCCAATCGTCCGGAAAACCCTGAAGACGCTCGCACTCGCGCGGCGTGAGCCTTCGCACAACCATGTCTCCTCCTTCCTCGCTGAAAAGCGTCTGAGTGTTGCTGGTGGAGAGGGTGAGCGACACTTCGTCGCTCACCAGCGCTCCTTTGCCGCCGCCTGCGCATCCGCAGCGGACGAGCAGCGTGCAGGCGCTCACAGGCAAACCGACGGCGCGTCGCCGCCCACCTTGAGCGTGCCCACCATGTCGTATCCGATCGCCGTGTTGGCGTTGAGGTCGGCCATTGTTATCGGCTCGTCGATGGGGTACACGGCGGGGTTGTGCCAGTCGGCGGTGAGCGTCGGCGACTGCTCCGGTTCCGCGCCTACTCCTCCCGCGCCCGCTCCCTGGTGGTACTTGAAGCCTGCGCTATGAGGGCTTCTTCCAGCCTCTTCGGCAAGGCTCGCCCTCTTTTCCGCGCTCGATTCAAGATCCCCTCGCATGCTCTCCGGCTCAATGAGTACGCCGACGGGGGGGCAGGCTCCAAGATGTCCGACAAGAAAGAGACGGCGGCGTCTTTGGGCCACTCCGAAAAATTGCGCATCGAGTATGCGCCACGCCAGGCCGTACCCGAGCTTGTCCATTTCGGACAGGAGCTGTCGGAAAGCCTCCCCATTCTCGCTTGAGAGCGCTCCCGGGACGTTTTCCCAAAGAAACCATCGAGGACGTATCTCACGTACCGCCCGAATGTACTCGAACATGAGTCCTGACTCACCTTGCAACCCCTCCCGTTTGCCCGCGATCGAGAAGGACTGGCACGGGCTTCCGCCCACCACCAGATCCACCTTGTTGCGGTACCTCTTCCAGTTCATCTTGGTAACGTCGCCGATATTCGGCACCTCGGGGTACCGCTCGGCCAAAACGGCGCTGGGGAACTCGTCGAACTCGGCGAAGCACGCAGGCTTCCAGCCCAGCGGCTCCCACGCCACGGTCGCGGCCTCTATGCCGCTGAAAAGCGAGACGTACTTCATTGGTGCGCCCCCAATGCTTGCTCGACGAGCATGAAGAAGCGGCGCTCGGCGCTGTCCGACGGGTTGCGCTTGCGCATGTCGGCAATCTTCAGCAGCTCGTCTTCCTCGTAATAGGTGGCGTCCCAATCGACCTCGGGCCAGTCGTAGCAGGAGCAGTGCCAGCCCTCCAGCAAGATGTAGCCTTTGTCGTAATAGTCGTCGCTTCTATCGCCGGCATAGATCAGCATGTAGCGCTCTTCGCTGTAATCGGGCTCGCTTTGGGCCGCGCAGATGATGCGCCACGGCTCGATACTTTTCGGCGCCTCGATGGCCTTCATGACTCGTCACCGTCCTCGTCAATCGGCTCGAAGTCGCACCAGCGCGTACCGCGAACAAGGCTTACATCTGCTAACGTGTATCCTGTGCAGTTGAGCCTGTTGGTGTGCTCAAGGTATTTCTCGCACGTGCACTTATCTTCGCTAAAGAAACCCCCTTTTACGCAATGCCCGCAGGTTTCGCAGGTCGGCGTGGTAACCAGCCGCAGATACTTGATTGGGTGCTTCCATTTACTAATCCCCATACAGCACCTCCAGCCCGTACGCGACGGCGGCATCGTGCTCGATCTTGCAGCCGCGGGCGTCCTCCCAGCCCTTCGCGAAGTAGGCCGTATGGCACAGGCTCATGTTCTCAAGCGACTTGGCAAGGTAGCACAGCGGAACCTGCACCACACCGCGCTCCTCCATAGCCTTGTCGCTGTACCACTCGTCGGTGAACAGCGTGTTCACGACCTCGTAGCCCATCTGGCGCAGCTTCGCCACCGCGAGGTCGCGCGTGGCGGCGATCTCCTCGTCGGTCTTGCCCGCCATGGGCTGGGAGATCATGGCCTTCTTCACGGTCGCGGCCTCCTCGGTCGCCTGGTTCTTCTTGGTGTCGTTCATCGGTATCCTCTCTTTCCGTAGCGCCCGTCGCGCTTCATGTTCTCGACGTGCCGCTGCATTTCCCGGGCGGCGATGTCGCCTTCTGAAGGCAGCTTCCGCCCACTCGCGCACTCGACGCAGTGGACGAGCCATCTGCGGCCTCGGCGCTCGAAGTGGCCGAAGCCCGGCGGAGTCCACCTGCCGCACTCTCGGCAGTAGCCGCCGTATGCGTTACGCGCCATTCGCGTCGCCGCCCAGTTTCGCGCCGCACATCGGGCAGTAGTTGATGTCCTTCGTGTAGCAATAGTCGCCGTTGTCAAACGTAACGACGATCGCATGCGACTCCTTGGGCTGCTTGTCTTTGCTCAAGAAGCACAAGCGCCCGACCGCAACCTCGTCGATGTCGCACGCGCGGCCTTCGGCGCTTGCGAACAGGTTCCGCTCTTCCTCGCAGTACACGCAGCTCATTCGCCCACCGCCTTCCTGATTCGCTCAGCCCAGTCGGTCACGCCGTCCACGTCGGCTGCGTCGCACTCGTCGGCGACCCTCAAAAGCTCGTCGAGGTCAACCTTCCTCTTCGGCATCAAGCCCCATCCGTATTCCGTGCCACTCTCCGTTTCGATTGCGTACGGTGTCAGTGCGCAATCGGCCAGTTCGATGATGTAACAGCTCATTTCACCACCCCCGCGAGGCATCCGGGGAACGTGCCCGTCAGGTCGATGCACGTGTCGTCATCGTCGACGGCGAAGCACTGGTAGCTGTCCTCGGTTATGGCCTCGACCTGCTTCAGCGCGCCCTCTCGCGTCTCGGCCTCGCCGATCTTGATGCCAGCCTTGTAGGCGCTCGCGTAGCTCTGGCAAAGCGAGCGCTCGTAGATTCCTATCATTCCTGGCCCGCCTTCCACTCGTTGACCAGCTCGTCGTACCCCTCTCGGAACTCTGGCTCGAAATAGGCGATGAACTCGCTCTTGGTCATGCCGCAGCGCAGGCTTGAGTAGCTGACGTGCTCGATGCACCAGTCAGAGAACGGAATGAGCTTGCCGCCGTCGTCCACGCTCGTGCGGTAGCCGCTGCCGTCGCGGTAGAGCTTGGCGCGGCCCTCCTTGCGGATGGCCTGCTCGACCTTCGAGGCATCGCGCTCGCCGCGCTCCATGAGCTTGCCGCGCAGCTCCTCTGCCTCGTCCTGCGCCTGCTCAAGCTTGCCGCGCAGCCAATCGCGCTCAGCCCGTGCCTGCTCCAACTGGTCGAGCACGTACTGCTCGCATGTCTTGATCTCCATGGGTTACATCCCTTCACGTATCATCTCGTTGCCGTCACGGTCTGTGATCAGCCAATATCCGTATTCGTAGAGGCCAGGGCTGTGCGGCTCGTAGACCTGCAACAGCTGGCCCGTCCACCAGGCCTCCTCGTAGACCGGATGCCGCCAGCGCCACTCGGCCTTGAGCCGCGCTCCGCCGTGGAACTTGTCGTGGCATCCGGTGGTGCCGCTGCCGCAGAGGCAGAACAGCGGGCTTCGCAAGTCCCAGGTGCCGCACGGCGTCACCAGGCGGAAAATCTCGCCCCAAGAGCGGTGCGCCACGTGGTGGACGCTTCCCGCACGCCTGCCGCAGACGCAGCATCGGGGCGAAAGCGCCTCGTAGGCCTTTCCATGGGTGTAGTGCGCCCCCAGGTGAGGCTTGCCGTAAAGCTCGGCTCGCTCCTTGGGGTAGCCGCGAAGCACCCCCGCATCGAGGATCATTGCAACCTCCCGTCCGGGCCGTCGAAGTGCACGACCCTCGCGCCGCCCCTGAGCCGCGACACGATGGCCTTGGCGGTGTCGGGGTCTCCCTGCTCGGCGAGCCTGCGCACGAGGTCGCTTGGCTTGTACTGCGTTGTTACCAGCGTGGGCAGCATCGCGGAGTAGCGCTGGTCAATCAAGCTGAAAAGGCTGTCGAGCACGAAGCCCGTCGGCCTGCGCTTGCCCAGGTCGTCCACGATCAGGTAGCGCACCTCGGCGTAGCGCTTGAGCGGGTCGCCGCCGTCGTGGAAGCTGCGCTGAATCTCGTCGAGGATGCGGTACATCGGTGCCATGAGCACCGACCGCTTGCCGCCAGCCAGGCGCTTCACCACGGCTGCGGCGCAGGTGGTCTTATGAGTTCCGACGTCTCCCCAGAGGTACACCCACTGGCCGCGCTTCATGCACTCGGCGATCTCCGCAGCCAACGGGTGGTCGAGGCTCACGTAGCGATCGGGCACGCCCGCCCGCTTCCAGTCGTGCATGGCTCTGTCGAGCGCAGCCTTGCGAGCCGCCTCGGCCTCGGCCTGGCGCTCCTTCTCGCGCTCGGCCTCGGCGCCTGCGCAGCCGCACTGCTCGTAGCCGCAGAACAGCGTCCGCCCAGCGAGCCGCGTGGTGCGGGCCTTGAGGGTCGCGCCGCAGTGCGGGCACTCAGTCGTAGGCCGAAAATCCATCGTCTGGCACCTCCTTCGCGCTGCCGTTCCTGGGCTTCGAGGTGCGCAGCCAGTTGCGCACCGTTGCCTTCCAGTCCTTCATGTGCGATCGCCCGACCATCCAGCCTTTCTGGGCGTAGAAGTCGACGAAGCGCTCGGGGTCGAAGTCGAGGGCGGTGAGGTCGAGTCCCTTGTCCGCAGCGAACTGCTGGGCGTATTCGGCGACCTCGGCGGGAGAGGGGGCGCGGAAACGCGCCGCTTTCCCTCTCTCCTTAATCCCTTTTCCTAACTCCTCTTCCTCTTCCTCTTCGCTTGCCCGTTTGCTCTCGGGTTTGCTTGCATCGTTGCTTGCCGCTTTGCTCTGCGTTTTGCTTCCGCTTTTGCTTGGCGGTTTGCTTCCCGTTTCGCTTGCCCGTTTGCTCTCGGGTTTGCTTGCCGCTTTGCCGCCCGATCCTCCCGCCACGATGCGCTTGCGCGAGGTCTCCATGACGGGCTGCACGGCGAACAGCACGGCCTCTTGGGCGTCCGTCCGAGGCTCGGGCTGCTCGCCAGTTCGCAGGTACCGGACGATCATGCCGATAAGCTCGTCGCCCTCCCTGCGGTTGCGCAGCCTAAGCGGCCCGTCTATGAGCGAGTCCAGTACCTGCATGCCGCCATCGCCCCTAAAACGGGATGTCGCCGTCGTACAGGCTTTCCTGGGCGGGCGGCATGGGCGCTTGCTGCGGCGCCGTCTGTGGGGCTGGCTGCGGCGCGTACTGGGCGGGTGCCTGCTGGTAGCCCTGCGGCGGCGCAGGGGGCTGCTGATAGGCCTGCTGCGCGTTCCACTGCTGGTATCCCTGCGGCGCTTGCTGGCCCCGCTTCTGGCTCATGAACTCGATCTCGTCCACGATCACCTCAAGCTTGGATCGGCGCTGGCCGTCCTTGTCCCAGCTCGAATAGCGCAGCTTGCCCTCGATGGCCACCTTCATGCCCTTGTGCAGGATGCGGCCCATGCTCTCGGCGCGGTTGCCGAACATCGTGCAGTCCACGAAGTTCGGGTAGTCCTCACACTCGCCGGTTTGCTGGTTGCGGCGGCGGTCGTTGACCGCCACGCCGAAGCCCAGAACCTGCATGCCGCCCTGGGTAGCCCGCAGCTCGGGGTCGCGGGTCAAGTTTCCGCTGATGTTCACTCGGTTGATCGACATTTAGTAACTCCCTTCGCCCGTCCCGTTCGACCAGGTGCGCTTTATGTCCTCGTCGACGGTTCGGATCTTGAGCTTGTACACGTTTATCGCCTCTTGGCTCGCCTTGTAGAGCGCTTCGGAGCAGTCCCTGCGCTGCTTCAGCTCGGCTATGTCCTCACGTCCTCGGCAGAGGTCGCTTATCACCGTCACTGGCGTTCCCTTGGATCGCTCCTCAAGGATCGCGATGCGCAGCGCCTTGCGGTACTCGGCCTCGTTCTCGGCGTACTGGCTTCCGCTGTTGCGCAGCGCCTGAAGCTCGTCCATGAGCCTGTCGAAGAGCTGCATGCGCTCGGCGTAGAGGTCTTGCATGGCCTACACGACCTGCCATGCGGGAGACGGGCAGCACCCGGGGTTCGCCTTGAACTGCTCGTACTGCTGGCGGCTCTCGAACTGGTAGGAGGTGCCGCAGCTCTTGCACTTGGCGATGAATTGGCCGAACTCGGGCGGCTCCTTCTCGGCGGGCTTGCCGTCACCCATGAGGGTGTCGGGGTCACTCGTGCCGTCGATGTCGAAAGCTCCGCAGAGCGCGTACTTGCGGGCATAGCTCGATGCGCTGCCCGTGACCTGCGCCTCGTTCATGCCCTTCTGGCTCAAAGGCTCGCGGGCGTACGCATCGATCTCCAAAGGCTCGCCGTGGCCGTCCTCGAAGAACAGGCGGCACGTGGCCTTGACGTAGTAGCGCTCGCCGATCTGCTCGATCGAGTCGTTGAGCGTGAAGGCGATTCCCGCCGCCTTGCACGGCTCCTTGAGCGCCGCCACGATGTCCTCCATGCTGCGGTAGTAGAAGTTGCCGTGGGCGTTGTAGCGTGCCTTGGGCACCACCACGGATCGCTGCACCTGGGCCACGGCCTCGGCCAGCGTCATGTGCTTGTCTTCTGCCATCGTCTACTCCATCCTCGCTGCCACCTGGGCTGGCGTGCCCCGGCGGATGCTTCCGGTGATTCCCTGCGCCTTGAGCAGGGATGCGAGCGCCTGCATCTGCGATCGCGTGGCGCTCGGCACCTCGACCGTCCACGCCTCCAAAGGCTCCGCGACCGGTGCTGGCATGGGTGCCGGCATTGGTGCGGGCATTGGCACTGGCGCGGGCATCGGCTCAGGCTCGGGCGCTGCGATCGGCTCTGGCTCAGGCTCTGGTTCAGGTTCAGGCTCCGGCTCAGGCTCGGGTGCCATGGCCGCCTTCAGCTCGGCGATTCGCTGGTCTTCCTCGTCGGCCAGACGCGCCGCGTTCAAGGCGGCTCCGAGGTCGAGCGTGCGGAAGAACTCGCGCTCCGCGTCGGCGTAGTGCGGCATCGCCTCCTGCTGGGCCTTGAGCGTTTCCCAGTCTCTGGCCACGTCGGACACCTTGGCCTCAAGCGCCTGCTGCGCCTTGATCTCGCCGAAGGTCTTGTTGAGCCACTGCGGCTCATGCAGGCGCTCGTAGGGGACGACCGGCGCGAGCAGCCCCGCGAACTCCTCGTAGTGCTGCTGTAGGCGCGAGTAGAGCGCGTCCTTGCGCGTCTGCTCGGCCTCGTCGAGCTGCGCCTTGATGGCGTCGGTTGACTCGTCGATGATGGCCGTGATCTGCTTGCAGCGCCTCTCGAATGCGTCGAGCGGCTTGTTGTACTCGCGCTTCACGGCCTTGCGGCGCTCGTCGATCTCCTTCTTGATGCCGTTGAGGTAGCTGCGGTCGTGCTTGGCCTCCTTGATGGCCTGGGCGCTCGTGAGGTCGTAGGTGGCGCCCTCGTAGTCGGCCACGACCTTCTTCACGTGGGCCTCCAACGCGTCCATGTTCGACGCGATGGTGGCCTCGGTGTAGGTGACCTCAAGCGTGGTGGCCTCGGCCTCGATGACCTCTGCCTCGACCTGCTGCGGTTCGGTTTCCTTAGCCATAGATCTCGCCCGTCTCGTCGTCGAAGTCCATGGCCTGCTGCTGCTCGGCCACGGTGAGCAAAACCGTCTTGCCGCTCTGCTTGATGATGCGGAAGGCGTCGGCGTTGTCGGTCAGGATCTCGAATTGCAGGGTAGCCACGCTTCCCTTCACGGTGGCCTGCTTGAACTGCGCCTGGATGGTGGCTTCGTTGATCATGTCGTTACCTCCTATTTGATGCCGAGAACGGCGGCAAGGAACGCGCGACCGAACTCGCGCTCTTCCTCGCTGACGGGCTTGATCTTGTCGGCGATGAACTCGCGGCTCTTGGCGACGCACTTCTCGTCGATCCTGGAAAGCCCGGCCTCGCAAAGCGCGATCATCACGTGGTAGGCGTTTGCCGCCGTCTCGCCGTCGTTGTTGTCAGGATGCGTGGCGTCGAACATGAGGTTGTTCGCGATGCAGGCGGCGTGGTCGAGCACCGCTTTGTGGAACTTGCTCCCGTGGAAGTCCTCAAAGCCGTTCTCTTCGAAGTATTTGGCGTTCATTTCTTCTCCTTCACGTACTCCTCGACGAAGTACTCGATGTGGATGTCTATGCGTGGTTTGGTGCCGTATGGCGACCTCGGGCGTTTGGTGACGGCTCCCATTTCGACCTGCGAATCGTCCTTGAAGGCGATCCCGTTGAGCGCGTCGCAGGCGAGCTTGCCGAGGTTGTCCCAGTCGGGCTTGCCGAGGTCGGCGCGGCCCTCCCAGTACTTCGGGTTGCTCTTCGCGAGCGGCCTGGTGGTCGAGATCCGCATCACAACCGGGCCGTCGTGGTCGGCGAAGGTCTCGCCGTATGCCGCGCGGAACGCGTCCTTGATGGCCTTCTCGGCCTTGAGCGTCTTGGTCGGCGTGTAGGTGCGGTGGTTGCGGTAGTCGGTCATGGGGCGCTGCTTTCCGACAAGCTGGGCGGGGTGCATGGTGATGTGCGCCGTGGCCGCAAGGGTGCGCTTCCAGCTCATTCGCTGAACCCATCGCTCTGGCTGCGGTGCTTGTTGAAGGCTCCGCGCAACTCCGGGTATCGCGCCTCCATGATGCGGGCAAGGGCGGGGGCTATGCCGTTCTTGCAGCCAACGTGCAGCTCGTTGCGCACCATGTTCACCAGGTAGTTGATCGACACGTAGCCCTTCTCCTTGAGGCGGCGGGCGTTGGAAAGCATGAACCGCCACGCCTCGGGGTTGGCCTCGATCCACTTCTTGGCCTCGGCAACGTCCTGCTCGCCAGCCATGCCCAGGCAGAAGATCTCAAGCTGGTTGCTCTGGGGCTTGGGGCGGTATATCTCGTCGTTACGCATTGAGCACCGCCATGCTGCCCACGGCTCGCTGGGCGTCGGCAACGGCCTGGTCCATCGTGGGGATGACCCAGAGCCAGAGCACGGCGAGGAAGATCATGAGGGCCGCGAGGAAGCCGACCATGACGCCCGCCTTGAACTGCGAGCGCTCAAGCTGCTCCTGCGCCGTCGGGCGCTTGCCCTCGAATGGTATGATGGACGCAGCCTCTTTCGAGGCGGCTACGTAGCGGGTGCCCGAAGTGTGGTAGCGGGGGGCGCTCGCTTTCTTTTTTGTCTGCATTTCCGTTCTCCTTTCGGTGTTTTCGCAGGTCAGGGCTAGGGCGCTTTTTAGGGCCTCTTTTTCATCGACTTTTTAGCCCTGCTCTTCGCGCTGTAGTGGCGCTGTCTCTCGCGGTCGTTCCTCTTCTCCCTGATCGCCTCCTCCCGCATCGCGTTGGCCTGTTCGGCGAGGTCTGCCATGTGAAGCTCCTTCGTGCACTCGATGCACCAGCCGTTGATCCGGTTCAGCGGGCGGAACGTCCATTGGCCGCAGTGGGGGCATTGACAGCGCTTGCGGAGTGAGAGCCCGCACTTCCGCGCCATGTGCTTCACCGAGTCGATGGAGCGCCCGAGGTCTTTGGCTACCTGCTTGGCGCCGTCTCCGGCGTGCTCTTCGAGGTAACGAAGTTCACGTGTAGACCATTGCC